TATGAGTAAGAAAAAATTTAAAGACACAAAAGTAGGTAAGTTTTTATCTGGAGCGGGTTCATCAATTATAGATTCTTTTGGAGATGTACTTCCAGACAAAGGTGTGATGGGTATTGTAAAAAACTTAATTAAGAAAGACCCTGTACTTCCGCCTGAAGATAAAGAAAAAGCATTAGCCTTATTACAGCAGGATACAATTGAAATGCAAGAAGTATCTAAACGCTGGGCCAGTGATATGCAGAGTGATTCTTGGTTATCGAAAAACACAAGGCCACTGGCTTTAATATTTTTAACAATATCTATGGTGGTAATATTTGTTGACTCAACAGGTGGATGGTTTGATGTCGATAGTGGTTGGGTTGATCTTCTTAAATCTTTATTAATTACTGTTTATGTAGCATACTTCGGCTCAAGAGGAGCGGAGAAATTTAAATCAATTCAAAATAATGGCTCGTAATATTGCTTACGCTTATATAGAAAGACCCAAGAAACGCAGACCGGGAGTTCACTCAAAAACTAAATCATCAAAACTCAAATCATCTAAAAATTACCTTAAGAGATATAAAGGTCAGGGCAGGTAAATAATTTATATCTTTGTATTAATTAAATTTAATCTAATGGATATAAGAAAAATCTCTATAGGTCAAGACTATAAGTCAAGTTCTATGCATTATATAGTTGGCCAAGAAGTTTTGGGAGGTAAATATTTTATTCATCTCATTCAGTATGTTGAGCATTCAGATAGCTATAAGATTTGGATTCAACAAGAAGACGAAGTGTTACTTTGGAAAGAATTTAATTCCAATATGCCAGTGTCAGTAGAATATAATATAAATTTTTAATGAGATCACCATTTTATTTTATTGTAAAACCTTTAGATGATAAAAGATATACAAACACAAAAAACATAGAGGGAGTTGAATTTGTTACCAATACATCTGAAGAAAACCATAAAGCTTCAAACAGACAGGGTGTAGTAGTTGCAGTTCCTCTTGGTTACGATGGCCCTATAAAAGTTGGTGATATTCTGCTTGTACATCATAATGTTTTCAAATATTATAATGATATGAAAGGTAGGCAGAAAAGCAGCAAAAGTTATTTTATGGACGATATGTTTTTTATTGAAAACGACCAGTTTTTTATGTTTAAGCAAGGTGATGTATGGCATTGTCATGACAGATATTGTTTTGTAAAACCAATTCCAAAAGAAGATTCGTTCATTATGAAGCTTGGAACTGAAGAGCCACTTGTTGGTGAGATGAAATATTCAAATGATTATTTAAAATCGAAAGGAGTAAAACAAGGTGATATAATATGTTTTAAACCAGAGAGTGAATATGAATTTACTGTAGATGATGAGAAACTATACAGAATGTATGACCATCAAATAACTTTAATTTTATGAAATCAGAAGAACTTAAAAAACAAATTATTAATGCAGGCCGTAGAGCTGTAGAACAGTTAATTAAGGTAGCAAAAGAAGACATTATAAAACCTGATCCTGACGATGAGCTGGCAGCAGATAGATTAAAGAACGCAGCAGCTACAAAAAAGCTAGCAATATTTGATGCGTTTGAGATACTAAACAAAATAGATTTAGAAGAAGAGGTCTTAGAAAGTGGAGGAACAATAGATAAAACAAATACAAAACAAGGGTTTGCAGAACGAAGATCAAAATAGTTTATATCAAGAATTAAAAGGTTATATTCCTAAAAGCGTTATTAGTAAAAAGAATAAGGCAAAAACATGGATATATGGTTATAATGAAAAGTATGATGTTGTTGTAATATCTAAATCAGGAGAAATAGAACAAGTAATAAATATTAATGGCTTATGTATTGCTCTTCCTAAAAAACCAGAAGAGATACATGCAAGAGATAAAAATAAAGAAAAACAATATTGGGAAAGACATGAGCTTCCTAAAGATTTAAGTAGGATAAATTCTATATTTCAGTGGAATGAAAGACCGCCTCAGTTTAAAAACAAATGGGTTGATTATATAGAAGCTGAATTTGATAAAAGAGAACTAGGTTATTGGTTTTATAATAACGGAAAACCTACGTATATAACCGGTTCTCATTATATGTATCTGCAGTGGACAAGTATTGATGTTGGTTATCCTGACTACAGGGAAGCAAACAGAATATTCTTTTTATATTGGGAGGCTTGTAAAGCTGACAATAGATGTTTTGGACTTGATTATTTAAAGATAAGACGTTCAGGTTTTTCTTTTATGGGGTCATCAGAATGTGTAAATACAGGAACATTAGCTAGAGATTCTAGAGTTGGTATACTATCAAAAACAGGATCTGATGCTAAAAAAATGTTTACAGATAAAGTTGTTCCTATTGCAAATAGACTACCATTCTTCTTCAAGCCAATACAAGATGGTATGGATAAACCAAAAACAGAATTAGCGTTTAGAGTTCCAGCCTCTAAGATTACAAAGAAGAATATGTATGATGATGTGGATGAAGAATTAACAGGTCTTGATACTACAATTGACTGGAAAAATACAGATGACAACTCTTATGACGGTGAAAAGCTTTTACTTCTTGTACACGATGAATCAGGTAAATGGATAAAGCCTAATAACATTTTAAATAACTGGCGTGTAACTAAAACTTGTCTTAGACTAGGAAGTAAAATTATTGGTAAATGTATGATGGGTTCTACATCTAACGCTCTTGATAAAGGAGGTAATAATTTTAAAAAGCTATTTGAAGATTCAAATGTAAATACTAGAAACGCAAACGGTCAGACTAAATCAGGATTATATTCATTATTTATACCAATGGAGTGGAATATGGAAGGTTTTATAGATAGATATGGTATGCCAGTATTTAGAAAACCTGAGAAACCTGTAGCTGGTGTAGATGGTGAATGGATTACAAATGGAGCAATAGATTACTGGGAAGCTGAAGTTGATTCATTAAAGAATGATGCAGATGCACTGAACGAATTTTACAGACAGTTTCCAAGAACAGAGTCACACGCATTTAGAGATGAGAGTAAATCATCACTCTTTAATCTAACTAAAATATATCAGCAGATTGATTACAATGATTCTTTGATTATGGAGCATCACGTAACTCGTGGTAGATTTTATTGGAAAGATGGTATAAAAGATTCTGAAGTTATATGGACACCAGATTCTAGGGGTAGATTTAAAGTGTCTTGGACTCCTAATAAAGGTTTGAATAATAAAAAGATTCAAAAGCATGGTGTATATTTTCCAGTTAATGAACATATAGGTGCGTTTGGTTGTGATAGTTATGATATATCTGGAACTGTTGGAGGTGGTGGATCAAATGGAGCTCTACATGGTTTAACTAAATTTAATATGGAAGAAGCGCCAAGCAATGAGTTCTTTTTAGAATATGTTGCTAGACCACAAACAGCAGAGATATTTTTTGAGGAAGTATTGATGGCGTGTGTATTTTATGGAATGCCAATACTCGTAGAGAATAACAAACCTAGATTACTATATCATTTTAAAAACAGAGGGTATAGAGGATTTTGTATGAATCGACCAGATAAACATTATAATAAATTATCAAAGACCGAAAAAGAACTTGGTGGTATACCTAATACATCTGAGGATGTAAAACAATCTCACGCTGCCGCAATAGAATCATACATAGAAAAGTATGTTGGTATTGATTTAGATGGCACATATAGATCTATGGATCAAATGGGGTCAATGCATTTTACAAGAACACTTGAAGACTGGGCAAGGTTTGATATTAGCAGTAGAACTAAGTTTGATGCAAGTATTAGTTCAGGACTCGCAATCATGGCAAATCAAAAGAACGTTTACCTTCCTGAGAAAAAACAATCAAAAATAAGTCTTAACTTTGCACAATATAATAATAAAGGAATTTTAAGTGAATTAATTAGATGAAAGATGTAAACATAAATATTTCATCTGTAGGATTCCCTAGTCAGTTTGTATCTGATGCAGAGAAGGAAACAGCAGAGTTTGGATTACAAATAGGACAAGCGATACAATACGAATGGTTTCGTAAAGATTCTACTGGATGCAGATACTATAATCAATGGAGGGATTTTAATAGATTAAGACTATACGCAAGGGGAGAACAATCAGTTGCAAAATATAAAAATGAATTAGCTGTAGATGGTGATTTATCTTATTTAAACTTAGACTGGACACCAGTTCCAATTATTCCAAAGTTTGTTGATATAGTAGTAAACGGAATGTCTGATAGATTATTTAAAGTAAAAGCGTATGCTCAAGATGCTTTGTCTCAATCTAAAAGAAGTAAGTATCAAGAAATGATTGAAGGTCAAATGGCTGCCAAAGATGTGCTTGATATTGTACAAAAAAATACAGGATTTGATCCATTCATTATGAATCCTGATGAGCTTCCTGCAAGTGACGAGGAGCTTTCTTTATATATGAATTTAAATTACAAACCAGCTATTGAGATTGCAGAAGAAGAAGCTATCAATACAATGTTTGAAGAAAATCATTATAGCGATATACGTAAAAGATTAGATTATGATATAATGGTTACAGGAATGGCTGTAGCAAAGCATGAGTTTTTACCAGGAGCTGGTGTAGATGTTTCTTATGTAGATCCAGCAAATGTAGTTTATAGTTATACTGAAGATCCACATTTTAAAGATTGTTTTTATTGGGGTGAAATTAAAACAGTTCCTATAACAGAACTGATGAAGATAGACCCTACTCTAACTAAGGATGATTTACAAAAAATATCTCAGTATAGTCAAAGCTGGTATGATTATTATAACACAGCTCAATATTATGAGAACGATATATTTTATAGAGATACTGCAACATTAATGTACTTTAATTATAAAACCACTAAGAAAATGGTTTATAAAAAGAAAATTAAAGAAAATGGTAATATTTCTATGATAGAAAAGGATGATACTTTTAACCCTCCTAATGAAATGATGGAAGAGGGTAACTTTGAAAAAGTAGAAAAAACAATTGACGTATGGTATGATGGTGTAATGGTTATGGGTACTAACTTTATATTAAAGTGGGAACTTGCAAAGAATATGGTTAGACCAAAGTCATCTTCACAGCACGCTATACCAAACTACGTAGCAGTTGCTCCAAGAATGTACAAAGGTGTAATTGAATCTCTTGTTAGAAGAATGATTCCTTATGCTGATCTTATACAGATGACGCATTTAAAATTACAACAGGTAATTGCTAGAACAGTACCTGATGGTGTATACATTGATGCAGATGGATTGAATGAAGTTGATCTTGGAACAGGTTCAGCTTATAATCCAGAAGACGCATTAAGATTATATTTCCAGACAGGTTCTGTAATTGGTAGAAGTTATACGCAAGAAGGTGATTATAATCAGGGTAAAGTTCCTATACAGCAGCTTACAAGTAATTCTGGCGCTTCTAAGGCACAAATGCTCATAGGTAACCTTAACCACTACTTAGACATGATTCGAGCTGTAACGGGCTTAAATGAAGCGAGAGACGGTACTATAGCAAATTCAGATGCCTTAGTAGGTGTACAAAAGTTAGCAGCATTAAGTTCTAATACCGCTACTCGACATATATTAGATGGAAGTCTTTACATATATAGAACGTTAGCTGAAGCTTTAACTTATAGGGTAGCGGATATTTTAGAATACTCTGATTTTAAAGATGACTTTATTAATAAAATAGG